GGTTTGTGGAGATATAACTTTTACTGAACGCAAAGTTCTTGGCATTAAAAAGTCTTTTAATAATCTATTAGCATTTGTATCTATTGCACCTAGTGGGCGAGTAACAACTGCTTTACGAGCAAGACCAGCAGCCTTACCTAACTTACCAAGTGGGTCAGTTACTGTTGTAAAAAATGTATCATAGGCACCGCTAAGACCTCTAGCAGCCCAATCTTCATCAAATGCTTTACGGTCATTTGGGTCAAATATATTAAAATCATTACCCAATTCATTTGGACATAAAATTCCAAAAGAAGCCTTGGTTTGTAAATATGATAATGCTTGACCTGGGGATATTTCTTCTTTATTTTCCCATGCTTTTTTTGCATCAAAAGTAGCAAGAGTTGTAAGTGCTGCAGATAATGGTTGTCTTAAATATCTACCACCAGTTTAGTAAGAAACCATTGCTGTTGGTAATAAAACTTTTTCAAATGCTGCGCCAACTGGCTTACGAATTGGATAAGTTGTTGCTTGTAATGTAGTTCTAAAAGCGTTACCTGCAAAATTAAACGCATCTCCTACCCAATTTTTGTCATTGGATGACACGGAGGCAAGGTCAAATAACATTGATGGTAAACCAATTTCATTGGCAAACCCATTACCTTGCAGTTTTTGCGCTGCATTTCCAAGTATGTCGCTAAAACTCATAGTACGCTTTTTAAGTACCTTACATAATTACGATAAGCGTTAGATGTAGTTGGTAACTCTGCAAGTACTGCTAAGTATGGAAGTGCTTGGCGCATACGGTCAGCATCTTCACCATTTGCAGTTTGGTCTGTTGCATACATGCTATCAAGTCCTTGAGTTGCACCCATGCGCACATCTTCTTCTAAGCGTTGAGTTGGTGCAGTTAAAGATGTAAATGGTGTTTGTCCACCAGTACGAAATGCACGATTACCTGAAGGTGAAGGAGTAGACATAGTTGCAGGGTTTTGTCCTGACATTTTTGCACTTGTTTGTAAATCATAAAAATCTTGTGCGTTGTCAATACCTGCTGCATAACTTGCTGGTTGTCCGCTAGTTCCTGCGCCACCTGTTGCTGACACTTGATAATTCTCTGAGGCTTTCTTAGCCATCTTTCCTCCCACCTAAGTTCGGATATTTAATGTTATGAGCAGTTTTAAAACATGCTCAGGTTTATTAATTACTTATTGCGTGAACCACGAGTTCCGCTTGGATTGCTTGAGAAATATGTCTTTCCACCCTTTGATGATGCTTTCTTAGCCAACAATGGTTTTTGGGTTGGAGCCTTGCCTGCTGAACCTTGGTTCTTAGGCTTCTTTCCTCCTGCTAGGGACTTCTTCATTTATTCACCTCCCTTACGCAACTGGTAGTCGTCTGACGAGGGAAGCCTGAAGATTAGGTTCACCTCTTTGCGTTAAACTTGCTAAAAGCGACTGAACATCTGGTCTACCACCTGGAGTAATTTGTCCAGGAGCCACACCTAACATACGACCAGTAGCACTTAATCCTTGTGGAAGTTGCCCCTCACCTGGGGGGACCGCACCTGACTGCCCAGCAAGTTCGGGACTTACACCTTCAGGGGTCATCATCGCACCAGGTGGGGGATTCTGTGGTTGAAACGCCTCTGACACTGCTTGTTCAATAGGCGTACCCTTTTGGCGTTCATTAATGACTGTAGATAATTTATATAAAATATCTGAAGGATTCTGTCCTTGCGATGCAAGGGCTGGAATTGCTTGGGCATAAGAAGCAATCGCTTGCTTCATTGCATCACGCAAATCTTCGGTATCAACTTTTTCTTCTTCTTGTGTTGCGTTAAATGAAAACGGCATCTGACGGCGTAAGAAGTCACGAGAGATTAATTTATCTCCACGAGCCTGTAATCCGAATACTAATGCACGGTTTGGGTCAAGTCCTGCCATCAATCCGTACTGAACATCAACAGTGTAGTCACCGTCAATATCACGGGCTGGCTTGTATTTAATTGCGTATGGAACTCCATTGCGTGTACCACGCAAATTCTTTTCCATGTTGTCAAAAACTTTTTCGTCTACCTTAAGTGCTAGACCTACAAGTTCTACGAAGGCACGAGCAAACATTGCATGTGCTGATTTAATCTGGGTATCAAAGCCACCCATAAGAGCCTGCACACCACGACCAGTTACGATAGAGGCATCAATATTTCCTGTGCGTGACTCTGGATAACGAGAGCCTAGACGAAGTTCTCCTTCAAGTACTTGCTGTTGAGCAAAAGCACCTGGTGGTATGTCAATAGACAATCGGCGAACATCTGAAGGTCGTTCAGTTCTGATAACAGCATCTGGTCCAAGGGCTAACTCACTTACATCTCGTGGGGCGACAAGGGGCGCTTGAACTGCTTTAGTAGCAGCCTCAAGTGAAAGAAGTGCATAACGAGCCTTTGCAACTTGAATTGCAAGTACATCGTCAAATTGTCCTCGCGCTTGTGAATCTAATGATGGGCGCTGGACAACACGAACAAGAACTTCACCAAGAGGATTAGGCGCTCTATCAATAACTATGTTATTTCTTTGTGGAACAAAGAGAATATCTTGGTCTTTGTCATGGTAGCGCACAATCTCTAACATTGAATTGGTAGAGTCTTTGTCATATAGTAAATGGGCATACTCTGGGTATGCAGCCATTAGTTCAGCCAAAGATTTCTTGATTCGTTGATACATACCATGGACTTTGCCGAAGCGGTCAATGATTGGGTAGCAACCATAAGAATCTAAGAAACGGATTCTTGGCATATTGTTTTCTAAGTCAACCTCAACCTGTGCTGGAACAAAACCGTATGAAACATAACGGTCTGCAGCATCAAACATTTGAGATTGTAAATCAGAGAAGTCAATAATTCCATTTACGATTTCTTCACGCTTATCAGCCTTCTTGCGTTCTTTATCAGAAACCATACTTGGTGAATTACAGTTAAAGGCAGGTAGTGGTGCAATTACCTCAGATAAGTCGCGGGCTGCAATGTCCACCATGTTTGCAACAATAGGGTTTTCAAATGGACCATCTGGAAATAGGTCAGGGTAAACATCACGCATACGACCTTTACGGACAAGCAGAATTTGCTCCATGCGAACATCACGGTCAGCAAAGGCTTGCTTGTAGCGGTCATAATTATCTTTAATTTCATCTAGGGAAAGTGGCACACCTAGTCCTATCTATGAGTATATGTCGTCTAGTTGGACAGTTATTTGTCGTGCTTTGTCATAACGAGTATGGAACATGTTTATGCTGTTGTGGCTGCGAGCAAATGAAGTAGCGTTTGCTATACGGTCACGGCATCCAAGTTCAGCAAACCAAAACGCCATAACTGTGTCTGTCTTTTGGCTCTTGGGTGCATCTGGATACCAGGTTACTAATTGCTCAATCAGAGCCTTTAAACCTTCTGAGGCATGGGTTGATGGGAACTCAATTAGAGCATTACCATCTTCCCAACCGTGGAATAATGTCGTCAGGGATGCAACCCCGAAATTAGTATCCCATTTGTTTTGACCTGTATGGTGCTCTCGTAGTATTGCACCCCTTGACGAAAGGTATTCTCGTACCTCACGGTCCTGAGTCAACATTGTTTGGAAAGCATTTTTCTCAACTCGCCACTCAGAAATCTGGTAGTTATCTGTCCAGTTTTTAATTAGTTCTCGTATATCATCTGGCTTCATTGCAGACACATTGGATACATCTAACAGATAACGCTTTTGCGTAGATATATCTAAACCTAAACATACGGCTGCGGTATAACCTGAACCTGCTGGGTCAAGCCCTGCAACCACAATAAGTCCATCCATACCGTTAGGTCTTACACCAGCCTTGCCTTTAGGTATGCGACCTATATTGCGAGCACCGTTGATAACACCTTTAATGGCATCAGATGGAAATGCTGAATCTTCATGTACTTGCTGTTGTTGATAAACCATAGCCCATAGGTTTGGAGATAATCTTGCTCTGCGTTTATGTAGAGCCTGTCCATCCCACTTACGGTATAGACCATTAGCATCTGGTTTACCTACACCTGAGATTGGGGGCATGTTTGTCTTTGCCCATAGGGTTACCCATTTGTTTGGGTCATCATCAAATTCTAATACTGCAGGTTGTGCGAAGTAAGTCCATGGTGATGTTTCATCAGGGTATCGCATAGGGTCGCGTAATTCAGAGTATAAATCTCTAGGTCGTAATCTTGTGCCTATGATTAGGAGTTTGCCTCCATTGTCATCAATACGCGACATAACCTCAGACTGAATCCAGTCAATTTGTTTTTCATATTCATGGGCGTTGGTATTGTCAACAATGTGGCATATGACGTTGAACGTGACTATCGTTTAAAACAAATTCCAACCGATATTTTTGGGCTAAACACCACATGGATTGCGGTTCGCAAAGGACATTTACTACGTGGCTATGGCTATGAATTTATCTCACTCTGCTCGCCGGATGCAGACATTAAAGCACTAAAAAGAGTAGCTTATCCAGAAGACTAAACCATTCTTATTTTCAAAAAGAGGCCTCCAAGCCACTGCTGTCCCATAGTTTGCTTTAAATAAAAAAACCTGAGTC